TAATAATATATTTTAAATATATAATATAATATATATATGAACAAAAATGGAAAAAAAATAGCAATGGGTTTAGATGTTTCTACGTCAACCATTGGTGTTTGCATTGTTTTAGATGACGAAACCGATTATGGTAAAATTCTTGAACTAACTCATATTAGTCCTAAAGTTTCAAATAAAATTAAAGGCGTTGAACAATTATTCTTAAAGAAAAAGATTTTTGAAGATTTTATTGTTAAATTCAAGGATTTTGGAATTGATGAGGTTGTAATTGAAGAGCCTTTGTTACGTAGTAATAATGTCAATACAGTCGGAACATTATTACGTTTTAACGGTATGATATCTGATTGCGTATATAATATTTTAGGTATTGTTCCTAATTATATTTCTTCATACGATGCGAGAAAGTATTCTTTCCCTAATCTGATGAGTATTAGAAAATTTGGTAAGGATGAGAAACAGTATGATTATAATAAAATTCTAAAAGAAATACAACAATGCAAAATGGTACTCTTCGGTGATTACCCTTGGGCTATTGATAAAAAAACAGTTATTCAAGGTAATGTATCGGAGATTTTTCCTGATGTTCCATGGATTTATAATAAAAAGGGGGAATTAAAGAAAGAAAATTTTGATGCTACAGATGCATATGTTGCATGCTTAGGTTTTCTTAATAAACAAAAGTATGGAGATTTAAATCTAAAAATCAAAAATATCAAAGAGATAGATAAAGGTATCGAGTATGATGTATTATATTGGGATAAGGTAATTCATAGAACTACTTATTGCAATAAAAAATAGAGAACTTAAATGTTCTCTATTTTTTTATATATACATTAAAAATTAATATTTGTAAATATCTTTATTTAAATCATCTTTGTTAACTCCAAGAGACATAAATTGCTTAACGCCTTTAAAATCCTTATTGTTTTCAAAATTAGATTTATTATTATAGTCGACAGTACCATTAGTACTAACTATTTTAGTTATGTCATAATAAGCCCCTATAGCATAATGCCCGTTAGCGCCATAAACGATAGCATCCTCATCTACATTTCTAACCATTGCATTATATAAGTCATTTTCTGTATATTTTATTTTTTTCATAAAAATAATTCTTTATTTAACAATAAATAGTATATTAATATTGTTAGTTCCAATTATTTTTTTTAACTTTGCCGACAAAAATACATAATATGTTACCAGAGTTATACGATATATATCATATTTTATCTTCTTTTTTAGGAGATTGTAAAAATGGATTTGATGGAAGCAACCTTCAACTTCAATTCCCTTGTCCAAGGTGTATAGAAAGAGACGGGCATAATGAAGCAAGAAAGTACAACTTAGAGGTTAATCTCCAGAAGCAAGTATTTCAGTGTTGGAAATGTTCTTCTCAGGATGATGACATGAAAGGTAGTATAATAAAACTTATAAAATTATACGGCAATGAAAATATTCTTCATGATTATAAGCAAGCTATTACCTCTTTAAGAGAAAGTCGTATGTATAGGCTGAATTATAATGATGATGATTTCAACATTATAAAAAATTCAGAGAGTAATAAAGAATTAATTTTACCCTCTTCATTCAAACCTTTTATACAAAATCACTGGTATCCTAAAGATGCATTTGAATACCTATCTAAACGAAATATTAAATGGGATATAATTAATAAATATCATATAGGATTTACCCAATATGAAAAAGATAACTGGAGGATGGGATACAGAATAATTATACCTTCATATGATAATTTTGGTGAGATAAATTATTGGACTGGTAGAGATTATACTAATAAGCCAAATAAACAGAAATATTACAATCCCAATGTAGATAGAAAAAGTATAATATTCAACGAAGAAACAATACAATGGGACGCTGATATAACGCTCGTAGAAGGACCTTTTGACCATATAGTGGTACCTAATTCCATTCCTTTATTAGGAAAGGCTATAAACGAAAATTTTAGCCTATACTGGAAACTTATAGAAAAGGCTCGTGCTAATATAAATATATTCCTTGATGGAGACGCTTTTGAAACTGTAAAAAAAATATATTCTACCCTTAATCATGGTAAACTTTATAATAGAATAAGATATATACCAGTAGATAAATTGTATGACCCATCATTGATTTATGAACAAGGAGGTAATAAAGCAATTATAAGTTTTTTAAAATCAGCACGAAAATTAGAGATTGTTATATAATTAAAAAACAGAAGATAAATTAACTATCTTCTGTTTTATTTTTAACCTATTTGAATTGTTATTTTTTCCTTTTTATTAGATGCTTGCTTTAAAATTGGATATAATTTTTCAAATGCTTTTCTACTTTCAATAACTTTTCCTTTAACCTTATTATAACCCACTATAATGCAGCCATAAGAATCATCTTCATCATTTCCTGTATGTATTAATACACCATCAAAACCTGGTACATTCATTAAACGTGGTAATTTACCACCGCATAATTCTTTAAAATATGGTTTCTGAACGAATTTAGTGCTCACAACATCAAGAGTTACATTATAAGTACCTGACGGTATAGCTGTTTGACCATAAACTTTCTTTTTCTTAATGTCATTTAATGGCGTATTCTGTGTTAAATCTCTATCTTTATCTTCTATTGTATCACATACATAAACATCATCTACATACATTTTGCCAATTGTATATTTTTCTTTTTTGGCTACTCTTTTAACTAAAATCTTCATAATTATTTTTTTTAATAAATACTAAATTTCTTTGTTTATATAATTTTTTTTTGTACTTTTGCAAAAATAATTTTAATATAAAGTATGATTAAATGTGTAATACATGTTGCAGATATTCACATTCGTAACGTTCTACGTCATGAAGAATATTCTGAGCAATTAATTAAGTTTATTAATAAGTGTAAGGAAATAGCTTCTAAATTCGAGAAAGATGAAGTTAGAATAGTTATTGCTGGTGACCTAGTACATCAAAAGAATAATATCAGTAATGAATTATTTACCTTTACAAGTACCTTCTTACGTGCTTTAGAAGAGGTAGCTAAGGTTATTGTAATAGCAGGAAATCATGATTTAGTAGTAAATAATATAAATAGAGAAGATACTATGTCAGCTCTATTTACAACAGCTAACTTTCAAAATACTATTTTCTTAGACAAAGAGTTGGGCTATGTAAGTGGCGTTTATCAAGATGATAATATAAATTGGGCTTTGTTCTCTATATATTCAGATTATAGTATCCCAGATATTACAGAAGATGTAAAAAAACAAGGAAATAAAATAATAGGATTGTATCATGGTACAGTAATAGGTACGCAGGTTAACAATGGTACTATAATGGAAATTGGTAACGATGGAGATATTTTTTCCTTTTGTGATGCTGTAATGGCTGGAGATATTCATATGCGTCAGACCCTTAAGCGAAAAAATACTGAAATTGTTTACCCTGGGTCATTAATTCAACAAGATTTTGGAGAAACAGTTAGTAAACATGGATTTGTTGTTTGGAATATGGAGACTCTAAAACACTCATTTATTGATATTGAGTCAGATTTTGGGTTATATGACATAAGGATAAATGATATAAAAGATTTTGATGAAGATAAAGAAATACTGGTTAATGCATAGCCAGTATTTCTTATATATATTAGTGTGAAAACACAACTTCCAGAATAGCTCCAGATGATATCATTTGTGTCATATATGGTATAACAACATCGTTTAAATATTTGATTTCACACAACCCTCCATTAGTATTCCAGTTATTATGTAAGAAAAAACGAATTAATAGTCTTTTATTATTAACAATTTGGTTTGTTACTATATCGTTATTAAAACCTATTGTTTCACCATTATCTAAACTTCTTGATTTATAAGTTTCATCTTTTACATTTCTCTTACCGCTTATAATATTATCCATACCATAAGATGTAACAATATTTGTCCCGTACTTTGATACTTTGTTCTTTATAATATCTTCATCATCCGTGTAAATATGATATTGTCCATCAGGTGATATATAATCTCCAAAGTAATGTACTTTACTATCTTTTAAAAGGTATTTATCATAATTCTTAAGATTATTATCCTCATTAATAAGCCCAGTAAAACCAATAGGGTATACCTGAGTAGCAATATCATTTAAACCATCACGATAACATCTTTCATCAAATAGATTATTTTCATAAGGATACTTAAATATATGTTGAAAGTATTCAAAATATTCATGTCCGCAATCATATTTCATGTTACCGCAATGTGGATTATTACCTTTGAAATAATCACGTATAGAATTTATCAAAAAATACTCAACATCATTTGTATTTAATTGTCTCCACCCGTCTGACCAAGTATTTTTTCTTTTATCATGAACTGTTATTGTTCTTGAATTTTCAGGCACATCTATTTTGAAATAATTAGTAGAACTTATAACCTCATTATTATTATCAGTATTATTCATTAAAGTGAATGACTCTACTTTATTTAAAGTTTGGTAAAATACAATAAATTCATCTTTGGTTAAATCTGTATTATTAATATAAGCCTTTATTATTTCACCATCTTGCATATCATACATATTATATGATATTTTATTAAATGACGAATCATATACAGTTACAGTATCGTTTATTCTACTGTCTCCTATAAAAATGCTCTCTTGATTAACAATAAATTCAACGTACCATTTTGTTTCATCATTTATCTTTTCGCTATGGGCATTAAATACAAATCCATTAATTATTGCATAGTTACCGTTTATATTCTTTACATAATATACGTCTCCTTTCTCAATGACATCCTGACTTATATTAATTAAGTCCTGTAATGTATTTACTGATTTAATCGTTCTTAATGTTTCCTGAAATATTTTATTTTCGTTACTATCATCAGCATAAATGTTTGAAGATTTGTCGAATAAGAAATTAAATCTATTATTGCCTTTTTCTATACGACTTCCTAGCCACCCACCGTTCATCTGAAAATAAAAATTACCGTCCATTTGTTCAGATTTACTAAAATATGGATACAATTTTCTTCTTAATACTGGATAACCATCAGATGTAACATATGCTTCTTCTTTTTTTTCTGTAAAGCCACCACCTCTTTTTAAATAAACATTTTTATTATTATGTTTAACAATGTCCAAATAACTTACAGGTAAACCTTGATAAGAAATATAATCCGAATGCTGAGTATTTTGTATTGATGTGGTAAAATTATTATAATCTATAACCTTAGTAGAATTATACCAATCAATCTTATACATCTTATGTACATCATCCCAAGATTCATCTATCGGATTAGCAAAAGATGTATATTCTTCTATTTCATAATCATAAGGTACAGAATTATTAAATTTACTTTTACCTACTTTCCCTGCACACCGATTGTCATTGGTAAAATCTGGAATCAAGTCATACCATTTCTTACTCTTCAAACCAAACATAGATAAAATCATTTCTACTCCATGAATAGTTCCCTTATGTCTCATAATATGCTTAGAATTAATCTTTAAACGACGCATAAATTCATTATTAACATCGCCTGAAGAATACTCTATTTCATCATTATAATCTTTAATCAAATTATCTCTTAATGGGTTATTAGGGTTTTCACAATCTCTAACCCAACCATTCTCACCACATATTAATGCATAACCCTTAGCTTTACTATTTCTATTGGAAGAATATGGAGTTATACGTAAATCATCTATTTCACTAAATATTCTTTTTAGATATTTATTTGATTTAGTAAGATTTTTCTTCTCATTATCTTCAGACAATGTATTAGGCTTAATAGGGGTTGCATTAGAGCCATTTATTTCGTATTCTGAGAGCCTAAAAGGTTTTACACTATTAACATCCCACCCATCTAATTCTAACACGTCAGGCAGGAAATAATCTGGTATATTAGACACTTGGTCATATGTGACAGAGTTAACTGTATTTATGGAATCTATATAGCTCTTAATTTTATCAAATTCTACTGAAAATAACCTTAATATTTTAGCTATTTTGTCATTCTTAGAATTTATGATATTATTATCCTTTGAACCTGTCCAGTCGAAGTTTTTAATCGCTTCATGAGTCATCGAACGATACAGATTATCTGAAAATCTCTCATCATAAAAAGCTGCAATATCTGCTAGACGAGAGGTATAATCATCATACATTGATGTCATGCCGATTATATTATAACCGCCATACGTTGTAGGGAATGTAAAACTTTCTATTTCTGTGTAATATCCAAAATCATTTTCTTTAATAATTTGAAATGTAGCAGTGTACTTTGGAGTACTCCGAGGATTTATTAGTAATTTTTCAAAAGCATCACACTCATTATAAAATTTAGTAAACCATTCTTTTTTAGGGCGTATATGATACTCATTCTCAGACATTAATAAGAAATTTTCTTTATCAAGCATGTAGAATATTTCATTGTTATCACCAAGGTATACCTGTATATCTAATTTTATTTGTCCTGCAAACGTTATAACAACATCACCTAATTTGTCTCCAGGACATGCGCCATCTAATGAATCTATAGCAACGTGACTTTCAACAGATTCAATGTCCCTTACATTGTCAGTATTTCCTATGACAAGTTCATAATTAGATGCACCATTATTACAAAAGTATTTTAATGGATTTTTATTTTCTTCTTTATTTACGATTATACTGTGTATATCAATATTAAATGGATTATCCAATAAAAATAATGCTTCACCATCAAATAAAGGTGTCGCCCCTATAATTTCTTTGTATGCTGTATGAGAATCAACATACTCTTTAGTATTAGGCCCCCCTTCATCATTAAAATCATATTCAGTCAAACGTATTTTACTAAAAGAGGTTGTATGATAAGTTTCATTATATGTATCACTTTGCGGATTTACATCTAATACTTCTAAATCATACTCTACTTCGTTATTATAATTAACTGATAGTTTTTCACCTAATTTAATATTAATCGCCTTACCATCATTGCTTGCATTTGCATCATGATATGTAACATTTAATCCAACAATAGGTGCTTCATCAGTAGAATAACCTTTTCTACTTGGTGCAAATAGTTCACCAGGGAAACGTTTCAAAATATCAATCAAAGATGAACGTATAAGTTCAGAACAAGACCCATAATAAGCAAAATCACGTAAATCATAATAATCCTGTTTAAGGACTATCATATTATCAGAATCCTTATCTTTACTCTTTTCATCATTAATATTTTTGATATTACTTAATGTCCATATTTCACCATTTTCGTTACTTTCCCATTTAGCGTTTTCAACAGTACGTACAGTATTATTATCATCATTAACCGTGATGATAAAATTTCCACTTTTATATATTGGTGTTTGTCCTTTTGCAAATTGATTCAAACCACCAATAGTAGTAATATCTCTCTCGTTTATCACGCCATCATTGGTAAGTTGATGACGTGATTTCAAAACGTAATTAGAATGACTCTTTATATAACCGTACATAAAATTCTTATAAAATCTATTATTTATTATATTTTATTTCTTGCTTCAACCTACCACTACTTTTTAGGAACATAAGGTTCGGTCATCCATAGGAGGATAGTCCACAAGCGTAATTTCGGCGCTACGGACACCTATTATTTTTGTTTTTAACTTATCAATCTTTCACCTTCGTGTAAGATATTAATAGCAGCATTCAAATCTCTATCGTGATATTCTCCGCAATTAGGACAAGTCCAACTCCTATCACTTAATTTCAAGCCTTGATTCTTATAACCACAATTTGAACAAGTTTTACTACTTGGATAGAACCTATCAATAAATACAACTTTCTTATAGTTGTTTCTTGCTTTGTCAACAAGTATTTGTCTGAATCTATAAAACCCAATCTCTTGTATTGCTTTAGCAAGATGATGATTTTTAAGCATTCCTTTCACATTCAAATCTTCCATAAAGATGGTGTCATAATAAGTTAATAACTCATTGACAACACTATGTATGTAAGCATTCTTTTGATTGGTAAGTTTCTCAAATGCCTTTGCAATTCTAACACGTTGCTTATTCCTATTGTTAGAACCTTTCTGTTTCTTTGAAAGTTGTCTTTGGAGTTTTACAATCTTAACTTCTTGCTTCTTGAAGAAATGTCTATTCTCGAACACTTCTCCATCACTTGTAATAACAAAATCCTTAATCCCAAGGTCAATACCAACATGTTTATTCGTCAGTCCAAACTTAACAAACTCTTCTTGTGGCAAATCAACAAGGATTGATAAGAAGTAGTTACCACTCTTGGTTTTCGATAAGGTAGCACTTCTTATTTTCTCCTTGTAAATTTGAAGTCTCTTAAAGTATAGGTCTGAACATCTGAATCTAATATCTTTTAAAGATTTTATTAATGTAATCTTCCTATCATTGAAATGATTCTTTTTTGAAATTGCCTCCAATGGAAATAATGCTGATTGTTTATCTTTCTTTGACTTGAACTTTGGAAACCCATTGTGCTGTTTAAAGAAGTTATCATATGCAGATAGCATCTGATTAATTGCTGGCTTCATTACCTTCGTATTTTGTTCTTTCAGCCAAGCGTAATGTTCATCTTTCAACAATATTCCATGGAAGTATTTGGATAGTTCTGCAAGTCCTAATGATTTTTTATTCTCATTATATTCTTTTTGTTTAAGAGCAAGCATGTGATTATACACAAATCGGTAACATCCAAGCACCTTATTAAGTGTTTGGTCTTGTGTTTTATTTGGGTATAATCTAACTTTAATTGCTCTTAACATTTTACTCTATTCATTTCTTGCTTCACTCTATCACTACTTTTTAGTACATTGTATTGCTACAATCAGTCATTCATAGGAGGATGGTCCACAAACTTAAATTAGGTAGTACGGTCACCTAATTAATTTTTATTTTATCTAAAAAATAATTATTTATGTTATAAAATCAATAAAATTTATTAGATTTTATAAAAATATACACTAACAGTTCTATACCCATCTTTAAGATATTTTATCGTTTATAGTTTGAGTGAAGTCTATATTATTATTTCTCTTTTGCTTAACTTCATATACAGGCTTTCCTGTATACTGGTCTTTAAGCGTAAAGTGTTCTGACTGATGATAAATTTCATTATTATCATTAAATGTTGTTACAAGACCATTATCCAGATTTCTAAGTTGAGAGTTTTCAATCATCATAGAAATCGTATCTGCATCATGGTCAACCATTTCAATATCTATCGCAATAGGCTCAAAGAAAGTATTAACAAGTAATATTTCCTGAGTTGGCTTACCTATAAAAGGTGTAGCATTAGATTTAAAAGATGGCGCACTTGAAGGTGAGAGAGTTAAGAAAACCAAAGAAGAACTCTCATTATAACGATATGAATAACTTTTATCACTTGAAGAATTAGGTACTTGTACAAGTGGTTCGCATTTATTGTTTGAAGTAATAATACGATATTCGTTACGTCTATTATTAGAGTCATCAATAAAAATTACTCTATATCCGACTAAACTGTTATTAGACACAACTTTCTGACGTATAGATTCATCAATTTTAGTTGAGTCCAAAACAATTCCCCTAACACCAGGAAAAGCTGATAAAGACCCAACATCAGTAATAATTGCTTTAGTTTCTTTTGGCTTAATATATACAGTATAGTATCCCTTCCTACCAAACTCTGATAAAGGTAAGTGGATATTATACATGCCCTCTAAAACAGTATCTTGTTCCCCATTATTATTCTCTCTCATTGCTGGTTTGAGAATAGAAGAATCAAGTTTAATATATTTTTTATTTTCAAAATCGTCATAAGAACGTGATTTGTGAAATGTATAGTATATATCTACCATATTATTTATTTCACTTTCACTGAAATGCATTGGAATTGTTAAACCATAAGTACCTATTGCCATTATAAAAAACTTTTAACTATCAATTATTTTAAAATAACCATTTGAATAATTTTCGAGACTTTCAAATGATGAAATTTCTCCTAACTTAAGATGTTTATCAAAAGCATAATTAACGCCTTTATCTATATAAATATTACTATTTATATTTTGAGGTAATGAGTTGCCAAATCTATATTCTTCTCTAAATAACGGTAATACTACAGTATTATTAGTATCGTCCATATCAATAATATCATTTCTACTTCCTAAGTTTATATATGGCATACTAAATCTTGCTCTTGAACTTTCCCACTCATGATTATAAATACCAGATTTTAAAATGTCTGTTTCATTCTTTATATCATAATACCACACTAATATTTTAGTAGTTGTGGAAGTATTGAAAAATTCTTGCTTCTTGATAAATTCTACCGTTTCTTCAAACTTAATTCCCTCCGAATAACTATTTGCTAAAGTAAAGGTGTTATTATCTTTTATAAGGGTAGCATTTAAATGATATGTAATTTTACATTTTAAATGTTTATCTTTAGTAATATTTCCGACCTCAGTAATTAAAGCATTGATTGCTTTTAAACTGTCTATATTCTTGTATTTTCCGCTTATTACTTTTCCTTCATCATCCGTACAATAAAATTCCATGTCTGTAATTATATTTCCATTATAGAATTTATTTGACGGTTTATACTTATCCCCTATTAATACGGATAATGATGTGGTATTACCAATATTGTAATAGGGTTTCAACACAGTTCCTTCTGAAGGCTGAGAATATAATGGGTTTACACCATTATTATCGCTCATACTCTCCGAGCCATCCCAGACTATACTTTCAGTTGGGTTAAACCCATGCATTTCATTGCCTATATCATCATAATACCTAACATTAGGCTTTAACAAATCAAGTTTGGACTCTGTATAACCTGTTATATCATTAACTTCTTCAAGCTCATAGTTGTAAACCAAAACTACATCATCTTCATTTATAATAATATTTTTATATATTGTTCCATCCGTTATTGACGAAGTAATATTTTCTGTAGTTTGCTTAAAACCACTATTAATATCACCATCAAGATTATTTGATATCTTATAAGCCTTTCTATCTTTTATATATAAGTTCATACTTGATACCATAACGTGCGCATCAAACACTTTATAAGTATAGTTAATATTTGCGTCTGAAATAGTTAGACTATCATTTTCACAAAGTATATATTCTCCATTATAGTTTATAAAATACCCTTCTATTGCAGAAATATTATTAACTTTATTATCTTTCAAAAATAATTTAGATGAGTTAATTACTATGTATTCATTAATACCATTAGTTTCTACCGCATAAATCTTATCATTAAGTATTATATATTTTCCTTTTATAACAGGGTAAATGATATTATTTATTACAACACATTTTTTAGTATCGTATGTGTATGAAACTGAATTTATGTCATCACATAATTTTTTAGCAGTTTCTATATCATCACTATAAATCTTCTTATATGTACCTTTATAATCTTTTAGTATGTACCTATTCTGTACATTAAAATCATTTTCATGAGATAAAATGTAATATGATGTATAATCTTTCCAATGATTATCATTATTAGAATCATCAGTTGTAAATTGATTACCATCCCATATATTAACTTTAGAGTTACCCCACACTCTCTCTAAGTATTTTTCATCAAACTTAAAACCGAATAATTTAGTTTTATTACGGTTAGTTCTACTAATGTTTTGAGCTGTTTCTATTATATCTTCTTTAGAACGTATGATATACGCATTATTATTATAAATGACAACTGTGCCCTCTTTACTATCACTCTGAGTATTAATATAATCTACCCCAGACTTCCAGTCATTAGAAAATATAGACATTTCCCCCATATTTTCAATAGATTGTTGAATATTAAAGGAATGAATAGATGTAGGATTTAAATACGGATTTTCAACATACATTTGTGATAGCTGTTCAGCTTTAATATTAGCTTTAGAAACCCATTCTGAAAGCATATCCCCCATAATTCTGCCACCTCTCTTAAAATATTCTTCGCAATCACAACAATTATCAGATGTTGGGCATTTGGTTAGTACATCAATATTATCATATATCTTTCTTCTATTAAAAAACCAACTATTCCATTTTACAGCATCTCCAAACCACAAATAACTTACTCCCCACGCATCTCTATAATCTTTTGGAATATAAAATTTTAGAAATAAATTATCTAGCATATATTTAAATAATCCGTCATCTGTAGCTACAGCTGGTATATTTAACTCTTCTGTGTCATATCCGTATAAAGCATTATTTTCTTTAATAACTACTTTACCACCATGAGAATTAAAAAATGAATCCATATCCTCATAAGCAGTAATATCATTACCATACAAGGCATCAAAACCTGTTTTAGAATTGACCTCATTTTTATAATATTCTGTAGCTGAAGTATAAGCTCTACCGCATGAACCATGATTGTTCAACAAATCATAATATTGAGTGAAGAAATGGAACCAATCATCTAACCTCCTATAAGATACTATACATTTTCCATCATAAGATAATTTACCTTCAGCTATTTTAGTTCCTGGGTGTTTGATAAAGAAATCACTAATATCAATACTTATAGGTAACATTCCGTAATTATTTGGAAAACGATTCTTACGAGCAAGTATAGCATCTTTGGTGAAAATATGATAATTACCATCACTATCAAAGGCTGGAATAAACCCAGGTATACGTGACGTAAATTGTTCTAATGAAACTGTAAAATGTATTTTTCTCATTATTATTCTTCATTCTTTATTTTCATTTCAAACAGATTAAACTGTAAATGACCATTATTACTACTTATTGTTTCTGGTGAAATATAATTGGTGTCTATATAATAAGAATAGCGTTTCTGTTTTATATCATATACAGCAGTTAAAGGTATATATGAATGCTTATGAATCTCATTAATTCTAACACCCTCTTTTAATTCATTAAGGTCTTTTTTATTATTCAATTTTAATACATGACCATCTTTTGATGTTGGTAAAGTAAATAATAGTGACTTACCTAATCCAGCATGATTAAATTCAACTTTCATGAATAATTTAGAGGGGTGCATATTTGTTGCGTAATCTCTAAACATATATAAGTAAAATCCCTCAGAAGAATCGTTACTTTCATATTTATTCATAACAGAAAATCTTGAACTTAATCTTTTAGTATCATCCCATAAATAAATCAATTCATTTCTTTCATTATTATAACACGCTTCTGTCTTTACACCAATAGTATGATTTATATTATTGACATCTTTATCTACATTTTCATACATTATTTTTTTATCAAAACCAGAAATATTATTCATGTATTTTTTAAAAGTTTTTGATTCGTCAAAGAAAATAGTAGATGTTGCAAGTAAATTCTGGGTCATTGGGTCAACGCTGTCATAAAAACTTAAGCGTAAAAAAGTCTTGCCTAATTTATCTTTTTGATAATAGACATCATTGTTGGTAAAATATAAAAGGCCTAATAAGTCTGATTCTTTTTGAATTTTATCTCCATCAGTCTCTAAAAGATGTTTATAAGGTTCATAATCTGTAATAAACCAATTAGATAAACTCTTAGTTATGCTATTATTACCTTCATCTTCTATAACCTTCCAGCTATCTTCATCTCTTGTTCTAAAATGTAAGTTAAATTCTATTGAACGTACATTATTAAAAAGTTGCATACCATTAGAGTCTATAGCAAAATTGCCATCATTATCAATAACAGGATAAACTGGGTAATACACCTCCTTCTCCATATCTACGACATCAGTAAAAATATTTCTTCTCTCACTTTCAAATAAATGATTTTCAATAATATTATCTCGTAAAGGATTACCCCCACTTGTCATTGTTAATGGAACAGATAGACGACAAAACGCACTGTAACCGTATATTTCTAATATTTCATTAAGATTATAATAGTCATATGTAGAATTAATATTATTACTTAAAGTAGTTGCCACAAAAGGTAAATCTACTGATAATGTTCTATCTCCAAAAATTTTACTTTCATATTCTATAACAAACTCATGACTATTATCTACGATAAATTGGTTAAAATAAGATATTATATCATTATATTCTGCTTCTTTATACAATTTCTTATCTAAATCAACAGAGCACAACAAACTTGATGAACCAACTTTATCTATAATTCTCATTCTAATTCTATGTGAATCATTAAATTTTATAGAAACTCTTTGTCCATCATTTAAAAGGGGATACTTTTTATTTTGAATTTCAACACCACTATTATTGATAATTGGATATATCGTATCAGTGAAATTTCTTCCATTTGGTATGTTGTACAGACGTTTAAAAGAAGTACCATTATTTAGAATTTCACCGTCTATTCTTACCCCATACACGTCAGCATAGGCTATTTTACCATCTTCATATCCATTAGGATAATATAAGTTAAATGACTCTTGATTAATTAATATTGTATCACAACATCTATTTTCTATGAAATATCTCTGATTTTCATGAATAATGTATTGTTTATTTTTATCATCCGTGAAAATGTGCAATTCATACTCCCGTGAAGAATAATAATTCAAATAAAATGTATCATTAATATTCAAATTATGTTTATCACTCTTAACATATACAATGATTTTATCATTATCTAATGTATTAATTATTTGCTCTTTAATTGGATAAGTTGTCCCGTCTATATTAATAAACAAGTCATCACCTCTTAACATGTTTATATTAATATCTTGAGCAGTAGTGCCTGATAGTACAATATGCTTATTACTTGAATCATTGTAATTTATAGTATATACATCAGACCATACATTGTCATAATACTTATTATCCCTTTTATCAACACGCACGGCATCAATATAAGTACCAATTCTTGTCACTCCATTTATAACCTTTTTTGTAATATAATATTTTTTGTTATCATAAATGCAAAATAACTTATAAGTACCTCCTATTATATTTTCTATTGATAATACATTATTAGATGGACGATGTATAGTAAAAGTTTTTACATCAAAGAAATCTTTCTTATCCAGTTTAAAAATCTTGGCATCATTAAAATATCCTTCAGTATCATTTTTCACAACATAGCTATTACCGTCAATATCATTATCAATAGCATAATATTTTCCTTTATATTTAATATAACCATCTTCTACCCATAATGTTACTGGTAGTATGATTTCATTATCATTATCAGTATAATATTTATAATTTTCAATATATTGTATTGAAGATTTATCTTCCCCATCATTGTTCACGTAATTGTTATAAAATGGTAAAACAATATACTTTCCGTCTTCATCCTCTTGTAAATAGAGAAAATTATCATTATATTCTATATATTTATGTGTTATATTATTTATGTTTATCTCTTTTACTTTAAAAGGTATATTGATTAAACATAAACCTTGACGTTTTTTATCTTCCCATTCTACTTCACATTCAGATGTTTCAAAAGTATTTCTAAGTATTAGTTTATCAGCACTACTGATAGATAGGTTTCCATCAGTAGTACCAGAGATAAATGAAAGGTCTTGCGCCACGTATAACTCCTTAAAAGGAATTTTACATAGTGTATCACCTTTACTAACTTTACAAGAATATCTTAACATACAATATCATCTGCTTTTACATAATTATTTTTATCATCCCTATCAACTGTTACACCTGATGGGTCATATGGACTTTGTTGAGCCCATAATCCAAATGTATCAAATGGGTCTTGTCTTCTTAATTTTAAACTAATATTATTATTTATATAAATAGCACCATTTGTAAATGGGTTAATGTTTGAAGTATTATCATTACCATTTTGTAATATATCCCTCCATTTTATAGTACATGACCCATCTTTAGAGACTGTATAGTAATTAGGTATCAATAAATTACTTGTGTTAAAAACTCGATATCTTAACTTTAAACGAGAATCTTTTGTTGTAATTATTGGTAATTCCCCATTTCCTACCTTTTCTTGATGTCCATTATTATCTCTATAAAATATACAAGTAAAAATATGATTATCAACCAAACTTACTACAATACCTGTATATAATATTCCTTTATCAGCATCAAACATTACAACTTTATCTCCTTTTTTCATATTATGTTCTTGCAGAATATTAAACGTACATTCATTGTCATTATTAACAACCATAGAGCGTATTCTCAAAAATTCAGGATGTAATTCTTTTATAGAACCAAAAGTTCTTAGTTTAACTTCGTAATGGGGTTTATAATAATATCCTTCCTTTTTCTGGCAAGCATCAGTTTTAATACCTGTTTTGATTGAAAAAGAATATAAATAGCCATGGCTATCGGTACCTTTATCATCTAAATCATAATCATCACTTATTATTTCATCATAAGCAAATTGTTTGAAATAATTATATGATTCGTCCTGGTCCCCTATTAATTCTCTTTGGGCGGTATTAAAACGATATAAAGCATCATCTACGATACTTTCCATACAAGAATAGTTGTCATAACAAACAAAATCACCATAAAAATGAATATCATTTTTAACATCAATTTCATCTTTAGAGAAAATGGATGCAGTATCTCTATTATTTATAGATGAAATAGGTAACCCTTTCATATTATCAATACTATTAATATTAGTTATACCAACAAATCCATTGTTCATTGCTTCTTCACTTTTATGAAATTGTGCTGTTAGCTTACCAAAACAATGAGAATATTCTATAGAATCATGATTTATATTAATATGAACCCCATTCTCTCCATTAGTATTAAGTCCACCCTTTCCATACCAATATTTATATCCACTATTATTTTTTAAAATAGATAGATAAATAGAAGTTAGTGGTCTACCTAAGTTATCATGTAGTCCTGAAATATCTATATCATCCGTATAAACAATCTCTCCAATCTGGTCTGAATAAATATTCTTAGCAAACGCTAATTTGGTACAGTGACTTTCAAAATCATTTTCTGGCTTTTGATATTCTGCAATTAATGAAGAATTATTTTTATACATTTCTTCCTCAGTTGGCTTTCTATCCGCAAATCTAAAATTAGGTATTCTTGAAAAAATTCTCACATAATAGTCGCATTCTACGCCATTAGATACCTTTTTAAACGAGATGTTCTGAGAATCGTCATCTATATTGACACGTTTATTAACAATACGATACTCTTTATTGTCCCTTATTCTAATAACAACGCTGCCTTGCTTGGATATTTTATATACAGTTTTGTCAATATCTTTTAATTCTATCCACTGTTTAGAAATTGATGTATTATGGTTGTCCGTAATGAAAATAAAATTATCAAATACGTGTTTAACTTCAACAGAATCTATAATAAGATTATCCCCATTATAAACATTAACCCTATCGCCTTCTTTTAAACCGTGCTTAGAAGAAGAATAAAAAATAATTTGCCCATTACCATTATCCGATTTGGTATTTTCATCAAACAATACAATCTTTATAGCGCCTCTATGAAACCCATCAGCATCTTCTCCTTGACCTAAAAAATCAATACCATCAACTACAGAACTACTTGGATAGGTTAAACAATATTCCCAATTCTTTTCAATACGTCCTTTAAAGGGATTATATTTAGGGACGAAACTATATAAATCCCTACAAGGATACATATCCACAAAATCACCAGGTTTAAACTGAGAATTAACTCTATTTAAGTCTAAAGGATTTATCTCTGTTTTATCTTCATAGTAAGATTTTATTTTTGCACTGTTATAATATCCATACCACCCACTAAATGTTTTATGTAACTTTTTCTCTAGAGTTTCATCATAACTCATAATGTCGTCATAAGTATATAAATGAAGTCTTTTCTTCTTTTTTCCGTTTGGTATATTAGCTGAAGCTGGATACAGAATTTCATCTATAACCTCAGTACCATCTCCATTACGCATTATATCTGAAATCGTATTAAAATTCTCAATATTATCTTTACTTTTTTTAATAGGGCATACGCATTTAAAGGTTTTACTCCGTATTATATGATTATTGAAAATATCTTTTCCGCAATGATACGTTAAAGAACCAGATAACTGTGTATCTCTAATTGCCTTAAGAGTACCGTTATCTTTGTCAAACCAACTAGATAAATTTGTATCTTTATATTTTACCTCATTAACAACTTTACCTTCAATGTTCCCTGATTTACCATAATTGAGAACAAAAGTATCATTACTTCCTTCATTCCCCACAATTTCGGTAATACTATTATTTAATACATTTGTACATAATGTATTAACTTGAAATGTTAGTCGATATCGTTCACAAGAAATACGCTGTTCTTGATAAAATTGTAATGTATCAAAGGTTTTATAAACTTCACTTGGCGGTAGAGTTTTTCTTCTACCACCAAGATATACATCCGTACCAACACTTTTATTAGTACTTTTTTTTGACTTAAATTTATCTAAAAATGCCTGCATAATTACTAGTTGTTAATATTATCTGCATAAACTTTAAATACATAACCATTTGGTAATGTAATATATAAAAAGAATGTCTTGTACCTCAAGATTTTAGGCGTATCTTCATTCTCTAAAGATAGACTAATTATTCCACTATTTATCTTTGGGTCCAAATCTACTAAGTCTGATAACTTTGGTTCAGAAGTCGTTGTATCAAGTGTATAATATTTAACAGCAAAATTAAGTCCTTCATTATATAATAATGAAATATTATTCCCAGAGTGTATTTTTATCTGTAATTTTTTATAATCATTTAAAAATACAAAAGACACTTTAAACATACCTGTATCAATAGGGTCACTAAATGAATATATCTCAGCCGTTCTTTTAATATGACTTTCAAGACTTTCTTGGTATTTTATCGGTGTAACAATTGATACTTTTTTACCATTCAAATCATAGCCACACTTAAATATAGTAGCTAACAATTCTTTATTATTAAGTGAAAGTTCATTAGCCTTATCAATATCACCAATAAAAAAACTATGCGTAAATGGAGAATATCGTAGTTTATCATTATTATCTATACTAAATGATGTTAATTTTTCACTATATTGCCCTCTTTGACCAAGTAATTTTTTAAATCTTTCCTCATCAGTATATTCTATTATTGATTTAATAGATTTTAAAAAATTAGTGTAAAAATCGTTTTGTAATCCTTTATCAAAAGTTTCGTCATCATACTGCTCTATTAATTTCTTTAACCCTTCTTCTGTACCTTTAACTTTTTGATAAGTACTTTCGTTAATTTCTAAAATAAAAGGAATCATTGGATATAAATTACTAGCATTTGAATTAATTTCAGATGTTGATAAACTTATTGCCATATTACAATTCCGATATGATGTTTCTCCTCCACTGCCACCAGGAACTTGAAATAACACGGTGTAATCATTATCCTTATTTCCCCCAATAATAGGACTTGATACCATATTAAAATTACCCGATAAAGAGCACTCTTCTCCTCTTTTTGCCTTTAAGTCAATATATTGTTCACCATCATCAGATTTTACTATTTCAGGGGTCATATCATAAGAACAACTGGCAATAGTCATACTTAGGGTACTGCCTGTGATATTTTCTATCTTAAAATCATTCTTTGGTGGATAAACTACAGGAAAACTTTCCCCCATAGTTCTAGCAAATTCATCAGTTTTATCCTCCCCGTTAATTGAAACTTCATAGAAACGTTGTTTACTTTTTTTGGTAGCACCTACCCAATCAACCCCACCATAATCATTATATTTATACTCCAAACTATCAGGACCAATATTTAATTGTTTACGTATTAATGAACGAGTATCTTTGTCGTAATTTAACGTAATACCATTATAAATTGTACCTGTCATAAAACCTTTCTGCCAATCTTTTGAACCATTAATAGTAGCATTTGTTTGATACAAAGATGGTGTAACAAACAGAATATCGTAATCTATTCTTCTATCTACAGTCATAAATCTAAAATAAGGTCTTGTAGTCCCAGCTGGTGTAACCGCTCTACCTCCATGCATTTTATCAATAATACCTAAATTGTCATTTTGTAAAAGATAATCTGAATTTTGTGTAATTACAGGTGAATCAGTTAAACTTCCGTTAAAAGGATAAGATTTAGCAGGAACTGCTTGATAGTTTGTGTAAGCAATTCTATTACCTCTAGAATCTTGCACTATACCAGCATTTTTTGTAAAACCAGCTATATAATTACCACTATATTTGCCACCACCTATTAAAGCATTTAATCTTCCAGTAAAGTCTTTATTATTATTTTTAGGGTTTCCCTGATAATTATCAGCAACAATATTTGGTAATGAATTTGCAAGTGCAATTGAATATATCTCTCCTAATGCATAATTATTAATCACATTATTATCATTAAAATCATCAACATCTTCATACATTGGAGATAGACTTCTTACTCTAACAGGTCTTTTTCCTCCTACGGTCTCAATGGACAATACCTTTTCGCTAACATCTGTAAACATTACAGTATTAAGAAGAGTAAACATGTTTGTTAATTTATATTTTACAATATTCAAATTATTCAACTTGCTGTCGTCTGTAACAGTAATATAGCCATCCCAGTCTTCGATATTAGTAGGATAATGATATGCTGCTGGGTCAAATGCATTTAGCCAACCTGTTGTAGTTTTAATATAACCATCATTATCCAATGGAATTACGCCATCCTCATAATAGAATTTATTTCCAAATGAATCGTAAGTACCATTGTTATCAACAAGCTCATGTCTCCCCATTAACGTTCTTAATGGTACTTTATTTACTAATACATCAAAAGTTTTTCCATTCTCTATTGTTATTAAATTAAAATAAGTTGAGTATTTAATATGCTTCTCATCTTCTACATCAGACACATAATTGCTTGAACAATCCTGTATTATTCCTATTTTATAATCATCAGGATAGAATGTATTAAAATCAATACTTAATACTTTATTAACAGTGAAAGATTTATTTACTCCCTTCTTATCAATATAATTAACAATATAATCACGTGAAGTATGACTAACATAGTTAGAATCTGTATCCGTAGATACATCTTTATATGTTAGTTTAGGGTCAGCATACTCGTGTCCATATGTAGGACTAATTGATAGATAAATTATCTTGGTTATTGTATTTTTGGGAGCTACATAATGTGTTAAAGTAATTTTATAACATATATTATCACTAGATATATTACCTTTAAAAACCTTCTGAATATTGGTAGGCATTTCAGGTAAAAGAACCATATCCTTATCATTTGTTAAAACATACTCATCACCATCAATCATGAAACTATGAATATTTATAGAGCCTGATAAATCATTTGAAATAATATATTTTTTACTTTCTTCATTGATACTTGCACGTTCCTTATTCCTCTCAGCCTCATCTTCTTTTTCACTATAGGTAAAAGTATATTTACCACCTAATTCTGAATTTTCATAATTCATACTAAGTGGTTCGTTAGATAATGTGACATTTTTTACTATACTTCTTCCATTAGCATCAGTAATTTTCACTTTATATATCGTATTTTTTAATAAAACACCGCCATAAAATCCATTTTCTTCTTTGTTAAGAGAGAAAATAGGTGTCCCATCGTCTTTAACTTCACAGCCTATACCAATATATCTTTCACTTTTCTCTTCGTTTATATCTCCTATTAAATCACCATTATAGTTATACACTTCATAAGAATAAGGAGTTGCTATTCCATTTACATCAATAATGATATATGCAAAATCTTCTGCCTTAACTGGGCATGAACTTAAACCTTTGGCTTTTATATTAGTATTAAATGGGTATTTTTTATCAGAAAAGCATTCGGCATGGAATAATTTATTAAATTTATCCAAAGCAGTGTTTCCTTGATTAATACCAAAATAGAAGTAGAAAGAGTTGTTATAAAGAGGGAATTTTACATAATTTCCTCTAATTGTATAGAAATGCCATAAAGATGGCTTATCAGAGCCATATCTAAATTCCATATATGCTTTATCAAAGCTATCATGTTCTCCTTGCTTAAATTCATTTATTTTCAAAAATCTCTCTATTGAAGATTGCATTTTTCCATCGAAGTTTACTGGATAAAGATATTTAAATCTATTAAAATAATAACCAGTATTCTCGTCAAGCATGTAATTACTAACTTTAGGTACAAATCCCACATGGTTAAGTGTTGCAAACATTGCACGTGATTCGTAATCATCTATTTCTAATTTTGTAATCATTCCGTCTGGAAGAAATTCTCCCCATGTGTTCTCATTAGCTCCATACTGTGTACGATACAACATATCGTTAGATACACCAAGTTCGCATATACGTTCTGCATTTATACAAGATTTGGGTAAAGAGGAAATACGAGTACATGTTAAATCCATAAACAATCCATTCTTATACTGTATGCCTCCATTGTTTTGACCATGATAACCCCAATCCATACCAGTTGTAATATAACTACCAACATCTTCTTCAGCCTTATCAGTAGGATTTTCTATTTCTCTCTCTTCTGCATTATCTTTGGCTTCTGTTGTCGTTGCTATTGGAGGTATATTACTTGTAGTTGCTGGAATAAATTTAAATAACTGAGGTACTCCATGTAAATCATTCTCACCCAAACTACCAAGGAGAATAATATCTGTTGCATATAATCTTACGTAAGGTATAGGTGTTACTATTTCATTAATTTTATTTATTTCGTTTCTTGGAACGCCAGGAGTATAATAATATATATCTAACCCGTCCTTATTTTGAACATTTTGAATAACTCCTCCGCTTAACCATACAGTAGAATTTTCTTTATGCATACGTGAAGAGTATACCCCCTCTATTGGACGTAGTGTATTAGCATTACTTGTTTCTTGTCCTTTTGGAGATTTGTAAGTTAAATCGCATGAATTTGTTAATCTTAAACGCTTGTAAAAATTAGAGCAAGAGCAATATTCGTTTTTTGCTCTAGAGTGGAATAGTCCAAATAGGAATGACTTCTTTTTTCTTTTTCTCCATCTCCACAATGGCATATAAAGAGAACCATTCAACCAATCATTATAGAAGTCAGTTTTAGCAATATCGTATTCAGTTCCAAGATTTTGTTGAATAATATCCATCATGTCATGATTATTAGATTCTTTTTGACAATCTGGAATAGAATCAGGGCATTTAGCTTTATCACAAGCCTTATGTCTCCTAGCTCCACAGTTGCAGCCAGGGTAGTAAGCAATTTTACCTTCCCCAGCTAAGCCAGCTCCGAAAGATACACACCCGAAAGGAAATAATCCTGATAAATCAAGAATGGTTATGCCAAAAACTTTAATTACAAGCATATAATCTATAAATGCTACCAATATAGTATTAAGAGCACTAACTATTGCTATTAATATAGCTATAATAGTACACAATACCATATAATTAAAATGCAAATCAAATCTTAATGTATTGTAAGGAATTGGGTTATCTTTTTTAATTATATTTGTAGCTTTTAAACCGCTATAATGTTTAGATGTAATTCTTCTCGCTGTTTGAATACGTGGTATATAGTTTTTAACACTATAAACCTTATTCCAGTACATATCTCTAAAACAATTATCTGGAGTAGCAGAGCCAAAGGAGAAGTAAGAACTCAAGTCCTTTCCATTACTTACTGTTGGTGTGACATAATCATCACCCTCTAACAATTCTGGATTATTAGGTACTAGGTATTTAGCAGTATGTCTTGAAAAGCTTTCTTCCCCTGTTTCTTGTTTGCTAAATCTAAATCTTACTCTTGTTCTTGTAGGAATACCTTTATTAGGATTATTAGTTGGAACTATATTACCATACTCATCAGTACCTACATAATCAAGATTCATAGGTATTTGGTAACAGAACACTCCATCACTATCTATTAAACGATTACCTTGTATCTGTACTTCTTCTGTAAGACCATCAGTAGTTTTACGAATCATTTCAATAGTACCCTCTCCAGCTATCAACTGTTCATTGTAGCCATTAAATATAGATGGAGTACATCTATGACCAATTTCATTAGAAGCGTTATCACTCATAACTGAACCCATGAAAACACAGGTTGGCTCAAACTTGTATTGTATTTGAATATCAGCTCTTGTAATCGCTACTATACCATTATCTTTATCTCCCCAAAATGGATAGACATACACGTTTTTACCTTGTGAAAAAATTTGCACAAGATTATCAAGGTTGGTACTACTTTTAAATTGAGATGCGTTATCAAACTGAGTGATATTATATCCTTTATATTCAAAATCTCTTGGTTTTTGTGATAATATACCAATATCAGATAAATCAATATCTACATGAATTTGTTGATTACCAACAGGTACACCAAATATCATATAATCACCTGATTGATTTGTTACTGTAGTATATTTCCAATACTTATCATAAACTTCAAGCTGAATATCATTATCAAGCAGATAAGTTTTATTTGGAAAAGTACCCACTACACGATAACAATCATCTTCTCCCTCATTAGGTAGAATATTATAACGTCTTCCTTCTCTATCTTTAGAAGAAGTAGTTGAATAAGGATATATTGTACTTATCTCGTTATCCTCACCATCTTCTTTAGGTATAAAAATAGAAATTTTTGCATTTGGAATACCAAACGCATCATTAGCCAATACTCGTCCAACTATAACTCCATAGTTAGACGAGTGTATTCTGTAAGCATTTTCCTGCGAAATAGACATTGTGAGGACATCCATCATTTCGAAGTCCTGTTTCATGTTAACTTGCAAGACTGTATCTTTATTTATATTTGCTTTAACTCTGTAATTCTTCTCCATTATTTATACCTAAAACTCTTTTTATAAAATTATCTGATATATTAAAATATGCTTTTCTATGAAAAAATATATTATATATTACAACAATCAAAACAAATGGTATACAGACGACACCAATTAAAAATGTTGTAAGTATAATGAATAACGTTTTAATATACCTAAATAATTTATCCATAACTGTTTCGTTGGCTGGCTTTTCTCCAAAAATACTCCGCATTCTTTTTGCGTCCTTACAATTACATCCCATATATTCCTATTATAACATTATTTAATTTTTGCTCTTACTTGTATATCTGTTGCAGTATTAAAGATTTCATACATTGAATTATAATCACCATATAATACTTTGTCAGATGCATTTAAATCTAACTCTTCTGCAAACGAATTAGATGTGTTTAATTTAAACCCTAATCTATTTGATTGTCCACATACTGATGATTCAGTGTATCTTGGTAGAGGACATTTATCGGTACTATAAATTCCATTATATATATTCCATACTCTAAGGTCTATAAGGTTTATAACGCCATCTAATTGACTGATTGATTTTTCTAAGTCTCCAATGAAAATATCTTCACCCATATCGTGGTTATTTATGTCCATATAATTGGAAATTATTGAAATTATAGAATTAATCACATCGGATG